AAGGGCTATGGGTCAATCGGCGTCGGCGGGAGAAAGGGACGCAGTATGCTTGCGCATCGGGTGTCTTACATTCTCGCCAACGGGGCTATCCCCGACAATCCAAACGAGTGGCATGGCACTGTTATCATGCACACTTGCGACAACCCCTCTTGTTGCAATCCTGCGCATCTGAAGGCTGGCACACAGTCGGACAATGTGCGGGACATGATCGCCAAGGGTCGGTGCGCAGGCGCATTCCCAAGGGGGTCGAAACACCCCAACTCAAAGCTAACGGAAGATGATGTTACGAAGATTCTCACGTCTTCCCTTAGTGGCGCGGAAATGGCCCGACGACTCGGCGTGAATCGCGCAACAGTTAACCGCATTCGACGCGGCGATGGCTGGAGTCAAATACAGAAGGAACTGAAATAATGAAGCGTTATCTTCCCCTGTTGGCCGCTCTGGTGCTTGTTCCCAGCCTCGCTTTCGCGGGTTGGAACATTCGTCAGGACGGCACCGGCACGGCGGAATGGGTCAACGGCGACGGGGACACTGTTCCCGTTGGCCGCGACCTGACCGTTCTGCTGGAAAACGTCTCCACGGCGTCCACGACGTTCGTGGTTTCCCCGATTGCTGGCACACTGTCGCAGGTTGAGAGTGTTTTGTTTGGCGCGATTGCCACACACGACATTTCGCTGACTGTGAGTGTGGCATCCGCCGGGACCACGGCGTTCACGCCTTACGCAACGGACACGCTGGACATCTCGTTCTCCAACTCCGCTGCGGGTGACGTTGATACCCTGTCGCTTTCGGATCAGACCGTCGAAGAGGGTGGCGTTATCGCCATCACCACGTCGGGCTATTCGACCAACGACATTGATGCGACCCTTGTCATTCGCATCGAAGCACAGTGAGGTTTGGGGCGGTTGGGTCATCTCGACCGCCCTCTTCCTTTCTACTTTGATTTGGTGGCCGGGGCTGGTCGCTGGGCAACTTCCAAAATGGATGGTGCTTTACGCGTTCTGCCTTATGCTGCCGTTTCTCCGGTTTCAGTGGGACGCCGTTACGGCGGCGGTCCTGCTGTTTCTGGGCTGGTTATGCCTTTCCGTTCTGTGGTCTGAGGACCAGAGACAAAGCCTGCACCAGCTACACAAACTCCTGCCCCTGGCCGCGTGTTTCTTCGCCGGAAGGGTGTACGGGATGGCCCCGGTCATCCGCGTTGCAGGGGCTTGTGCGGCGGGTGTTATCGCATTTGACATCTTCCTTGGTTGGGACGGTTCTTTCGGGAACGAGAACTTCGCGACCGAATATGTTGTCCTTTTGTTGCCGCTTTTGTGGCTTGGAACGTCCAGTGAGCGCCTATGGGTCCGTGCGGCGCATTTAAGCGTGTTTGTAGCGTGTTTGGCCTATCTGCTGGCACTACCCAGCCGGATTGAGTTTATCGCGCTCTACGGCCTGTTTTTGTGGCTTCTGTGGCGTCATGCCCGTCATTTGATTGTCTTCGCCATCGCGGTTCCGGCAATCGTCCTGTTCGCCGTTCCTGAAGCGTGGGACGTGGTGGCGGGTTCGATGATGGCCCGCGTGGAGTTGTGGTGGAACACGGCTAACATGATCCTGGAGCATCCCGCCATTGGGCAGGGCTTCGGGGCGTTCAATTACCACTATCCGCGCTTCGGAATGGAGCATCTAGTGCTGTTCGACAGAACGGAGGTCCAGATTGCCCACCACGCGGGCGCGGCACACAACGACCCGTTGCAGCTTTGGGCTGAGACGGGGTTGATTGGTCTGGCTTTGGGAGGTCTTTGTCTGTGGCTGATATTCTCCCGCGCGGTCCCGTCAGTGATTTTGGTTCTGGGGCTGACAATGGGGTTGGTTGGTTTTCCTTGGCAGATGCCAGTTACAGGCGCATTGCTCGCCTATGCCTTGGGCTGCTCCTGTCCGTTGTCGTTGTGGCAAACGGATGGATGGGCGTTCAAGAATGGCGCGGGCATGTTTCCTTCGGGCAAGCCTACCTCCGTCTGAACGCGGCACCGATTGACGCCTTCGAGTTCACCGTCAAGGCGGTGCAGACTTATCAATGGGACTGGGAAATCCGGCAGCAAGTCTACCTGTCGCTGCGGAACCTGACCCTGCACCACGAAGTGGTAATGAACGAGGATTCCGAACGGTGGGCATGGGAAGTGTCGTATTCGGCGTCCCCGTGGTCGCCTTTGTTGCACGCAAGCAAGATTGAGGTTCCCGATGGGTAGCTACATCGACAAGGCGCTGATTGGAAACGACGGCGGCGTAAAGACCGTCTTCCACTTCGACCCTGACGATATGAAAACGCGCATCTCCTACCACGAGGACGTGAGCGACACGCTGGACGAAAACCACCTTCTGCGGGTTGACGGTCAGCGCGATATTGGCTTTGGCCGCAAGGTCGCTTCGATCCCGCCCACGGTCTACATGGAATGGTGTCGGCTTTCTGGCGTGAGGGTCCAGGACTTCATGCGCTGGAACCGCAAGGAGAAAGTCGCGTTCCTCAAGAAGTTCCTGAACGATCCTGATTGGTACAAGTTCAAGACCGTTGAGGGCCGGGTGTGAAGCTGGACCTCGTTCGCGTCAAGTGGATTGACAGCTGCTCGCAGCGCGGCGCGGGCACGTGGGTTGACTTTGATGACGTGATGGAGATGGAGCCTGTTGAGGTTGAATCCGTCGGGTTCCTCCTGCGCGATGAGAAGGACTTTATCGTGATTGCTTCGCATATCGCAGGAAGCCAAGTCGGCGGTGACTTGTGCGTTCCCCGTTCGTGCATCGTCAAAATGAAGTCGGTCAAATGATCCTGATTGTAGGCGGTCATCCCGACTATCAGGACAAAGTTCCCGACCACGACCAACGATGGGTCATGGCGAAGTCCCACGACCGGGACGCGACAATGGCGTTCGAGATGCACAAGCGGGATAATTGGCTTCCCCGCGTGGATCATATCAACGATTTTGACTGTCCCGTTGTCATGCAGGAACAGTATCCCGAGGTTCCGCGTTCTATCAGCTACCCGTTGACGGAAGTGACCGCGACCTTCGGGTGTTCGATGACCTGCACCATCACTTACATGGTCGCACTCGCGCTCATGCACGACCACGAAGTGGCGTTGTGGGGTGTTGGAGGGGACACGGAGTTGTACGGGTTCCAGACGCCGCAGATTGCGTTCCTGGCGGGGTTTGCCCGTGGTCAGGGGTTGAGTGTTACAGCCCACCCCGACAGCAAGTTGCACCGGATTCTAAACCCATGCGCACGCTATGGATATGATGGCTGCGGGGAGTTGTTTCGATGAGCATCACGAATTATGGAGAACTCAAGTCTGCGGTGGCGTCATGGCTTGAGCGCGATGACCTGACCTCGCGCATCCCCGAGTTTATCGCCATGGCGGAGGATAGGATCGGGCTTGACCTGCGCATCCGCCCGATGGAAACCAGCGTGGACGTGACAATCAGCGCGCAGACCGCATCGCTGCCCACGGGATTCCTTGGTGCGCGGCGCTTTGTTCTCGACAACGACGCGGCGCGGATTGAATACCTGTCCCCGCAGCAGTTCTGGAAGCGCGGCATGGCCCGCGATACGGGCATCCCCAAAGCCTACACAATCGAGGGCGATAACCTCGTGTTCGCGCCGTATCCGTCAAGCGGATCGTACACGGGCAAACTGTACTATTGGCAGAAGTTCACCGCGCTCTCTGACGATGCCGACACCAATTGGCTGTTCACGAACGCTCGCGGGCTTCTGCTTTACGCATCCCTGCTTGAAGCGGCGATGTACCTGGAAGACGACGAAGCCGCAGCGCGGTGGGGCAGGCTTTATGAGGACATCAAGGGCCGTGTCAACGTGTCTGACTCGCAAGACCGCTTCCCCGTTGGTGCAATCATGCGTTCTGAGGTGTCGGTGGTATGAAAACAGCTACCCAATACGCGATTGACCGTATCCGTCAACTAGCGCCGCCCAACGGTGACCAGCGGATGAACCTTGAAACACGCCCAGGGCTAATGGAGCAGCCGACCCTCGTCCCTGGCGGCGTTGGAAATCCGCTCCAACTCGACATAGCGCGGTGGCTCCTTGACGGCAACCAGTCCGAGATTGAAAAGGCAACTCTGCCCGACTGGATGCAGAGTTTCGCACCGGAATTTCAGTTTCCACTTGCCTCTGTTCGCGGGAATATATCGCCCGTGGGGGCTTTTGAAGCTGGTGCAGGTGGCCCGCCTATCGCCCAGAGGCCCGCGCCCACCGACGCGGAAAGTCTCGGCACAGTTCTTTCTATGATACCACCTTTCAGCATTCCCATTGCCTTTGACAACGCCCAGCGCGCCGAAACCGGGGCGGGTTCTCTTGCCGAGATGCTTATGGGGACCGCCGATGCGGGCCTCACTGCACTGAGCGTGAGGCCGTTCGTCCAAGGGGCGCGAGCTGTGGGCGATTTTGATATTTGGGGTAA